GAGAAAAGGGGCAGATAGTCTACCGGTACACATACGACACCGATCAAAGCACGAAAATACCCAAGACAATAGATTTCCCGCGCGAGTGGATATGGCACGTTAAAAATCTCACGACCGATGGCATAACTGGCCTGTCGCCTATCTCATGCGCGCGTGAGAGTGTCGGAATAACAATGAAAGCGGAGGAGTTCGGCGCTCAGTATTTTAGCAATGCAGCGGTAGTATCCGGTCTACTCAAACACCCCGGACAATTAAAAGGTGATGCCTATAACCGCTTGAAATCATCCATGAATGATTTTGCCAGTTCAAAGCGTCATCAAACGATGGTCCTTGAGGAAGGCATGGAGTGGCAGGCCATTGGACTATCGAACAAGGATTCTCAATTTCTTGAAGCGAGGGCATTTCAAGTTGCGGATATAGCACGTTTTTTTAATATCCCTCTCATTCTTTTACACCAAGCAGACAAGGCTTCAACGTATGCGAGTGCGGAACAGTTCAGCTTGAACTTTGTCAAGTACTGCTTATTGCCGTGGTGTCGCCGATGGGAACACTCTGGGAACAATTCATTGCTGACAGAATGGGACAGGAAGAAAGGCTATTTCGTTGAGTTCAACGTTGACGGTCTATTACGGGGCGATATCAATACCCGCTATACATCATACGCAACGGGCAGACAATGGGGATGGTTGTCGGCAAATGACATCCGGTCACTTGAAAACATGAATCCAATCGAAGGCGGCGACGAGTATATCACGATGCCTCAGAACATAGCAGGGAAAGAGAATCCAGAAGGTGAACCAAAGAAGAAACCAGACAAGGGGGATGACGAGGGAGGTACAGACGATGAAGAAAGTTGAACGAAGAACCTTTAACATAGAGTTGAGGCGTGAAAACGGTGAAACAAGAAAAATGACAGGTCATGCGGCGATCTTCAATGAAGAAACCCGCATAGGTAGTTGGTTTAGGGAAAAGATTGCTCCCGGCGCTTTCTCCGAGTCCGTCCAAAAGGACGACATACGCGCCCTGTTTAACCATGACGCAAATTTTGTGCTTGGTAGGAATCGCGCCGGGACATTACGACTCAGCGAGGATGAGAAGGGATTGGCTATTGAGATAGACCCGCCCGATACATCCTTTGCCCGTGACCTTGCAATATCGATGGAACGCGGGGACATCACGCAGATGTCGTTTGCCTTTCAGGTTTTAGGCGACGAGTGGGAAGAAGGCGAAACAGACGGTTTAGATTTACGGACTATCACAAAAGTAAAGCTCTACGATGTCTCTCCCGTGACTTTTCCCGCATACGACGGTACAGATATCGCCCTGCACTCCCGCGACGCATTTAGAGCGAATTTAGAGAAACCCACAGTCAAGCTCTGCAATTACTCAATCCGCAGAGGGCGAATCAGGTTGAAAGAGGTACAGGCATGAAAACTCAGGCCAATATCACCGGCTTACATATACACATACACAAACCAAAACAAGAACTTGAAGGAGGTTCACATGAATAAATTAGCTGAACTCAGACAGAAGAAAACGGACAGCATCAAGAGGATGCGCGAACTTCTCGATCTGGCAGAAACGGAAAAAAGGGATTTAACGGCAGATGAGACAAAGGAATATGACGGTCTTGACAAGGGTATCGATGTCATTGATGCCGCCATAGTCAAAGAAGAAAGGCTCATGGCCAAAGAGGAAGAAATGAGAAAGGCAGCACAGATCGTCAATCCTCTTCCCACTGAAATGCGCGTCAATATCGATCACAAACTGCCCGTTGATCCTGAAAAGGAATTTCGGAACATCGGTGAGTATTTTTACGCAATCGGTGACATAAAGAACGGGCGCCGGGATAAACGCCTTGACCTCATGGAGGAGCGTGAGCAGCAGATGGGCGTGGGCGCGAAAGGTGGTTTCGCCCTTCCGGAACAGTTCAAGGGTGACATTCTTTCCGTGGCATCGCAGGAAGCCGTTGTCAGACCTCGCGCAACGGTGATACCCGCCGGAAGTCCACCCGATTCAAAATTAACCATGCCCGCTCTCGATCAGACAAGCGCACAGAACATTTACGGCGGCGTGGTTGTAACGCATACCGGCGAATCTCTGACCATGACCGAGACAGACGCGAACCTTCGTCAGGTATCCCTGGAACCCAAAGAGATGACAGCTTACATCGTTGTCTCTGACAAACTGCTTACTAATTGGGATGCTTGCAGCGCCTTTATCACGACTCAGCTTAGAAAGGCCATGTCCGGCGCCGAGGACTACGATTTCATCCGTGGCAACGGTGTAAACAGGGCAACGGGATATATCAACCATGCCGCAGCGGTTGTATACAGCAGGGCCGGGGCAAGCGCAATCGCTTTTGCCGATGTTTATGGGATGCTCGCCCGGGCGAAGATGGGTGGATCAATGGCATGGATAGCATCACAGACCATCATACCTCAGTTGGCCGCAATGGTTGACGCTGGTACTCACGCAGTATGGCTCGGCGGTAAGGATGCCAACGGCGCAGCCGCTAACTCGATGCCTTCTACCTTGATGGGTTTCCCGATACTCTTTGCGGATAGATGCCCGGCTCTCGGCAGCAAGGGCGATCTCTCTCTGGTTGACCTCTCGTACTACCTTGTCAAAGATGGTAGCGGGCCTTTCGTGGCACAGTCAACGGAACTGCTTTTCCTCAGTAACCGGACGGTTTTCAAGGTCAGATGGAATGTAGACGGTCATCCGTGGCTTACAGAACCCATACCACTCGAAGGCTCGACAGCGAACACCGTAAGCCCGTTTGTGGTCTTGGAATAGGGGGTGCGGCATGAGTAAATTCATCAACGATCAGGATATCAGAATAACTCCTCTCGGCATGAAGTACGGCACAGTGATATCAACAAGTGAAGCCTTCCAGTACAAAGGCGGCGACTTCTCCGTGTTGTGTCAGTGTAATTTTGCGGCTACTACCGTACCGGCTGGTACATCGGCTGACTATTCGGCTACGAAAGCAGACAACGGGGTGGCATTTAGCGTCCTCGAAGGCACGGCGGCAAGTGTGGCGGGGTCGGCAATAACCGGTGCAACCTTAACGCTCGGTTGCGCGACTGTCTGTTACACAAGGGGCGGCGTAATAGGCATGATCGAAGTGACGTCTAACCTCACAACCGCAGTAACAATCAACGTCAACGGCATTGATTATCACACCAATACAACGGGGCCGGGCAGGGACGGCGAGAACGTGGCAACAGAACTTGCGGCAGTTCTTAACGGACGCGGCACAAATGAGGCGGTCGCTCACTATACGGCATACCCGAATGAGCTAACATCGGGCGTTGTCGTACTAAGGCCGAACGATAACTTAGGCACGGGTGTAACCATTTACACAACGGCGGCGGCATCTACCTACAGGGCATTTGCTGGTATGGCACAGGGCGTCATCAATATCAACGCTGGCAAACTGTCAACCAATTCACCGAAGTTCATAAGCGTTTCCATTGGCGAGGCAACAGCGGATTGCGCCCGGTCAGCAATGGTTATTCAGGATGGGAAATTCCCCGGCGTAGTTGTCAACGCCACGACTTAGGGGGTGTGGCATGATGGAATTTCGGGAGAAGTATAAAATTGATTTGCTTGCGTTTGACTCCACAGGGTCAACGGCGGAGCAGATCAGCAAATATTATGACATGAAGGGATATCGCCGGGCAGACGTTGTTATTACCGGAAAGACCCTTGTGTCAACTGGCGGGCCTTCAACGCTCATACAGTCATTCACGGGGCGTCTACTTTGCGCCTCTGACTGTTCGGGTGGTGGTGCGTCCGGTATATCATCGGCCACGGTAGTGGCGGGAAAACTCACAGCAACAGGGGTCGGCACGGCGGCAAAGGCAGAAGAAGGATGGATACGCTTTTCAACAATGAGCGGGTCTGTCTCTGATTTTACGCTCACGGTCGGCACAGCGGCCTTTACATCGGGAAGCGCGGCGGGGGCTATGATATGGGCGGCACGGGCAAGCGACGCGGCAACGGTAGGAAGTGAAGGCTTCATTGCTTGCTTTAACTCAACATCAAACAACACATCGACGGCACTCACGGCAAATTGGGTCGCATCACAACCAGCGACAACCAACAAGAACGCGGACCCTGTTGTCAGGATAAGCAGAAAGAATCCAGACGGAACAGCACAGATCACATTAGGAACAACGGGAGCATCACATATCAGCGTGGGTATGCCGGTAGTAGCTCATCTTGGAATCGACGTTCAGCATATCAAAGATGACAAGCGGTTCATAGCGGTGGGGCTTAAATCAACAAACGATAGCAGCCCTATATCGGCGGTACTGTATCGTGAATATGACTCCCCGCCTGCATCACGGCAGGGCATACAGGCAAGTAAGAGTATGAACAGTTCAACGGCAATTAATTAAGCAACAAGGGGCGGGGAAACTCGCCCCTATCTCGCAAATAAAAGGAGGATGCCCAGTGAGGCTCGAAAAAAAAACAATGCCAGTGAGGTATGACAACGGAACAGCGGGACAGATTGAAATTAATGTACCTGTCAGAGAAAAGAACAAATGTTATATCGTGGGATGCGCGGGGTCTAAAGAACTCGTACCCTGGGATGATCCTGATGCCGAATATTGGGGTGTAAATAATCTGTATGGTGTGCCACTCAAGGGCGCTCATTTCGACAGATGGTTTGAGATCCATAATATTTGGTACGACAAGAATCTTAATTGCCTGTTACGCAGGGGCAATAAGGACTTTCGAGGTCAATCAGTGGCCGACTATTTGAAGGGACTCGCGGCGCTCAATATTCCCGTTTATATGCAAAAGTATTGGGTTGATGCAGTACCGAACAGTGTGCCATATCCCTTGCAGGAAGTTATCCAGTTTTTCAAAGATAAGGGATTGACCTCTGACATGGCGAAGTATCTCACCAACACAATCTCTATTGAGACTGCTTTAGCTATTCGAGAAGGTTTCAAAGAGATTCAGATATGGGGTGTGGATATGGCTGTTGGCACAGAGTACGAACATCAGCGCCCTTCCTGCGAATTCTGGCTCGGTATCGCTCAAGGCATGGGCATCAAGATATACATCCCCGACGAAGCGGACCTCCTGAAAACAAGGTTCATCTATGGTTTTGAGGAAACAAAGCAGATGGCTTTCAATCACAAGACCGATGATATGGTTAAAAACATGAGCCGGAAACTTGGCGAACTTCAGAACAGAATAGCGGCAGACAAGAGCGCAGCGGATCAATACGCTGGAGCTATCCATGCCGTCAAGGAAGTAAAAAAGATATGGTCGAACCTTGACGATACCCTTACCGGGTTAAGGAGTTCATGATGGAGCGTATGTATCGAGCCCGTATTGTTTCGACTATTTACTGGAAAGATAAAACATTATCTCCAGGCACAGAAATAGAAGTCACAAGCAAGGAACTCAATTATCTCGGTCCGTGTGTGGTGTCTATCGCCCCGGTAAGAGATGAAAAAGTAGAACAGGCAACAGCAATACCGCCCGAAAATACAATGAGGCAACGAGTAAGGAGGTAACTAATTATGGCATTTACACAGGCAGGAATACATTCAATGCTCAATTTTGTGAGGGGATCGACAGGGCCGCAGATTACCCATGTGGCCTTACACAACGGAACGAATGTAACTACTTCAGGCACGGCACTTGAACTCAGCACGGTAGGCAATATATATGCTCGTCAGCCGGTGTCTTTTCCCGCTGCTTCAGGCGGCAAATCGGTTGAGACGACCGCAGTTGCCTTTACTGTTCCAATAAACTCTACCGTAGCGGCGGTTTCGTTCTGGAATTCATCGGCTACCGATGGGGTGTGTCTGGCTTATACAACCGTACCGGATGAAGTTTACGCGGCACAGGGAAGTTACACAATTACGGCATCAACGCTGGCCATAACTTCAACGACGTAAGGGGGGTAAATGTCCGACAGGATCACTACAGAATCAGACGATAACCTTATCACCGAGGATGGAAATTATCTTCGGCAGGAGGGCTCGTCGATAACCGTTGAGATAGCCGGAACCGGGGCTATCGCTCTAAGCGGTACAAAATCAATATCCGTTACTGTGTCGGCATCAGGAACGGCGTCAATCGGGATCACGGCAAATAAGGCAATCAGCAAGACAATAGAGATTGCCGGGACCGGCTCGGTTGCTACAACAGGGCAAAAGAAGGGTGTTATCACTGTCCAAATAGACTCGACCGGGGCGACTCAATCCACAGGAAATAAAACGGGTATAACGACTATTGAGATATCAGGGATGGGAACTATCGGCATTTCATACACAGCCGATACGGGATCAAATGACATTGAGATGACGGGAACGGGCAGCGTACAGGTGACAGGTAGCAAGGCAGGGGCAAATGTAGTCAGCATATCGGGCGATGCAACCAGCGAAGCTACAGGGCAAAAGGGCGGCTCAATTACGGTCAACGTGGCCGCTGATGGGACCATAAGTATTTCCACAAGCAAAGCCGCGACAACGACCGTTCAGATTTCGGGAATAGGGGCCGTCGGAATATCGACTGTGCAAGCTGCAACCGTGGAGATTACCGCAACGGGCGAAATATCTATTCGCGGTTACGCGGCATCATCGGAAAAGCATTATGCAGCGAATGTTTATACACTGAATGACTACTCACGAAAGAAAAGGTTGATAACAAAACCGCCCGTTAATTCCATGAGAAGGTCGGGGAGGCAATAATGGCATTACGACTCATTTCTGAATCAACTACCGAGCCCGTCACCCTGGATGAAACAAAACAATATCTGCGGTTATCAACATCCGATACATCCGAAGATTTTGTACTTACGGCATTGATAAAGACGGCGAGGATAGACGCAGAAACAAAAACAAAAAGACCCTATGTGGCAAAGACCTACAGACTTACCCTTGATGCTTTCCCCGAAGGTGGCATTGAATTGCCCTATCCGCCATTATCTACAATTGCCG